ACGTCCGGGCCGCTGGCCTCCTCGACCGTCAGGCCGAACGCTGCTGCTTCTGCGGCGCTGGGTGGTGCGGTGTACAGCGCCCGCGCCACCGCCTTTAGTTTTTTTGTCGGAACTTGGTTAGCTCGGCCACATAGACGCGAAAGGCCTCCAGGCCGGCGCTGGGCCGGTTTTGCAGCAGCAGCGCGATGTTTTCAGGGGTGAAGTCCTCGGCAAAATCCCAGCCTGTCACCATCATTGGGAAGGTCTCGACGTCCAGCTTGCCGTCGCGCGTCTTGACAAATTCGGCGAGCTCGTCGGCGGTGCGGTGCTTGAAGGTGATGGCCACCAGCTCAGGCTCGCCGCCGGGCACCGGCATGGGCACGGGCGCGGTGAAGACGGGCGCGGGGATGATGCTGAGTTTTGCCATGGCGCTTGGGCTTAATACCGCACGGGCTCGGCCAGCAGCGATACCGTAACCTCTACCGCCATCAGCTCATTGATGGTCAGGCTTGGGGTTTTGTTGAGACTGATGTAACCGTTATAAAGCAGCACGGCGCCCGAGGGCAGCGTGATGCGGACGGCGCGCGGCAGGCGGTCGTCATTCGCCGCCGAGGCCAGGATAAAGCCCGGCTGCGTGGCGTCGTCGGCGACGGAGAAAGTCAAGCCGAAGGCGCTTTTAACGGTCGGGATTTTTTTCTCCGCATCAGCTTCAAGAAACTGATACGTGAGGAATTGCTGCTCTCCGCCCGAGCTGTCGCTTTTCAGAATTTGCGCGAGCTGCGTCCAGCCGGATACCTTGCGCGCCGTGCCGGCGCCACCCGCCACCGGGTAGATGCTGGTCAGCGTGGTGTCGATACCCTCCAGCGAAAACGCCGTGCCGCTCGGCGCCGCCACGCGCACAACTTTATTGGTGATGCGCGACCAGCCGCTGGTGAACTCGACAATGTCGCCGGCGGTGAAGGTATTGACGGCGCTGGCGACGGCCGGCGTCGCGTTGCTGACGGCGGTAACCGGGACTGCGGCTGAATAGCCGGAAGCTATCGCAACGAGTGCGCCATTAGGGACTGAGACTGACATGGTGATTTTTTCCTTTCGGGAATAAAAAAAGCGCCTTAAACGGCGCCGCTGGCTATGCCCGGAAAGGGCGGGGTGAAAACCTTGGCGCCTAGTCGGGCGTCCAGAAACTGAAATCCTGTATCGAGCCGCGCAGCTTGGTATCGGGCTCATAAATCGACACCGGCCCGCCCTCTACCGTCACCCGCAGGCCGGGCGCGGCGCGCAGCGTGTCCTCAATGATTCGCGCCAGGGCGGCGGCGCTGCCGCGCGTGTCAGCCCAGACGTTGATTTGTATGCGGGCGTTTGATGTGCCCGGCGGCCGCTGGTCCAGAAAGTTGACGGCGGCGCCGCCTACCTTCTGGTAAGTCAAATACGGCCGCGCCGTCGCCTCGGGCGCCACGTCGGGGTACATACGGCCGGCGACCAAGACCTGCAGCGCTGCGTAGACGGTGGCCTCGATGTTCATAGCGTCGGTGCCTCTACTACGCCGTCAGCTAGGCGCTGCGCCATGCGGGCTTTTCCGGCGTCAATCGCGGCCTGGATGTAGGCAAAGGCGGGCCGAATGAAGGGGTGCGCGGGCGCGCTCGAAGTGCCGTATTCGACCATGAAGCCATACGGCGCTTTTTTATCATTCCAGCTGATGCGGTAGGTTTTGGAATCTTCGCTCGACCTTTCTGCAGCGTAGACCCGATAAATCGCCGCCTTCAAATTTCCGGATTTGAAAAAATACCGCTGCCCGGTTTTTTTGAATGAGGTGCCGTAAAAATAATGGTCGTGCTCTGATATGGGGAAAGGTTTGACGCCCTCCTTTATCTGGTCGTACTGCGATTTAGCCATCGCGGCCACGCCAGAAAACAGCACGGACTCCTTGACTTTTTTCTCGAATTTTTCAAGGTCGGCGGTCAGGTCGCCGCTAAGTTTGGTGTTAACTTTGATCATTTGTTTTCACCCCTGCCGCGTGCACATGAGCCGTAACCAGGGCTCCTCGCGCAGCGCGGCGACGATGTTGTAGGTATCCACATGCGCCGGGTCGGTATGGTCCAGCACCTGCATGGCGGGCAGCACGTCGGCGCGAAACCAGATCGTGATCTCGGTCGTTGTCAAATTCTGCGTGGCGGCGGCGGCCAAAAATTCGCGGCCCGATATGTCGCGCACGCGGGCGTAAATATCGGTCGCCAGGTCGGTCCAGCCGGGGATCATTTCGCCGTATTCGTCGCGCACGGTGCCGGCGACCTGAATGGTCAGGCGCCGGGAAAGCTCGCCGGGGCGTATCTTGATGGCCATTTTTAGGAGCAGCTTTCCAGCTGAGCCGCACTTAGCGATTCGGCCTCTGACCCTTCAACCGAATCGATGATCACTAGGCGGCGCTCGGTGAAAATATCAATTCGACGCGCCTGGTGAATGACTTTGGCAATTTCGCCGCTACTGACCTGCAGCGGCTGCAAATGCTGACACCACTGGGCAGTTTCATCGTCCACCCATACCACGTAACGAGGCGATTCACACCATGCCGCGTGCCAGACAAAATAAAATGGGCCGCCCGGCTCAGACTTCAATCGCACGCTACACCCCCAGCCCAACGCGGTAATCCCACAGCAGGTACTCGCTGCCCAGCGGCATGGTGGCCTCGCCGCGCTCGGCGTACAGGTGCTCAAAAATCACCAGGATGGCGGCGCGGATCTGGTCGCTGATGACCATGCCGGCCAGCGTCTCGCGCGCGGCAAACTGTGCGGTGCTGTACACACTGGCGGCATAGGCCTGCTGCACGCCGCGCAGGACGGGGTCCATTTCCGCGTCATAGGCCAGCACGGCGGCGGCGTAAGCGGTGCCGGCTGCGGCCAGCGCGGCGGGAGCGGCGGCCACGGCGGCATCGAGCGTGGACTGGTCGGCAAACACACGACGATTCATGAATGATTGCGCCTTGGCTTCAGCGGCCAGCAGATAGGGCAGGATCTGCTCGTCGGGGTAGCTGGCCTCGCGGTGAACGTGTGCCTTGGCCTGGGCTGGGGTGACTAGCATTTAGGCTCTTTCCATTCGCTGGCCAGACTGCGGCAGGCCAGAAAATCAGTCGCGCCGGGCCGGGTCGGGGCCCAGGCGGGCGGCATGTAGTAATCGCCGGTGGTGGCGTTGTTGTGAAGCGGCGGCGGCAGGGCCGGTCCCGGCGCGTTGCTCAAAAACGCGCGGCCGGCGGGCGTGATGGCATAGCGGCTTTTACGCAGGTGCGCGTAGCCCAGCCGGTACAAATTTTTCAGGTGCCCGATAGCGACGCTCTCCTCGATGCCGTCGCGCTCCGCGGTGGTCTGGCGGCATAAGGTGCGCGCGCTGCCGGCGCCCAGGTGCAGGGCGTGCAGCAGCTGCAGCTCAAGCGGGTGCATGGTGCGCGCGGCGGCTTAGACGGTGGGCGTTACCGGTACAACGGGCGGCGTCAGCGCGTCAGCGGCTTCGATGCGGGCGGACAGCGCCTCGCCCTGGGCCTGCAGGGTATCGAGCAGGCCCTGGTCTTCGGCGGTGATGGTGCCCTGCGTGCTTTGCAGCGTGGCGATGGTGGCATTGAGCGTGTCAATGTCGCCGGATAGCCCGGTTAGCGCGGCGTCAATACGGTCGTTATGGGCCTTCTGGGCGGCGGCGAAGTCTGAAATTGCGGTCATGATGTTTCTTTCGGTGTGGGTTAGTTGACGGGAAATCTTGTCGAGCTGGACGCGGAAGTCGGCGTCGGTGCTCGGGGAGTGCATGAAAACGTGGATGGTGATTTCCATAGGGGGTTGCTCGGGTGAGGGTTGCTGCGGCTTACTTTTTGGTGGTGGCCTCCTGAATAGGTTGGTGCACGGTGCCGGCCGTGGTGCCGGTACCGGTGCCGGTAACTGGCGGCGCTGCGGCGGGTTTAACCGGATCGTCTGGCCCGTCGCCGGCGGCCTCGGCCATACCGCCGGCAATCAGTTCTTTGCCCTCGCCGTCGGGCACGTCCACCGTGCTGCCGGCGCGCGTGGGCCTCAGGTTGTCCGCGCCGACCAGGAAGGATTTAATGAGTTTGACTTTCATGGTTTCTCCAAAAAAAAGCCCGCTGCTTAAGCGGGCCGGTTAGGGTCGGGCGGGGTTAGGGCAGCAGGCCGAAGTCGCCAACCACAAAGCTCAAAGGCCGCTTGACGGCCAAAGCGATGCGTTCCTCCGCGCGCATCGTTGCGAGATTTTTCTCGAAGTCGTCAACGTTCTCCGTGCTGATCAGCAGCTCCACGGCCATGCGGTCGTACAGCGTGGCGCCCATCGCGAAATTGCCGACCAGAAAGGCGTCGGCCGCCATCGCCGGCGTATCCACCACAGGCAGGCCCCACAGCATGTTGGTGACGGTGCTTTGCGGGTTGCTGAACAGGTAGGCGCCGTCGGTCGTTTTTGTCAGGGTGATGCGCGCCCAGTCGATCTGGCTTAGCACGATGCCGTCGGCCGGATACAGCGCCAGCGCGGTCTGCAGCATGGCCATGCGCAGCAGGTCAATGCTGGTGGGCGTGGCCAGGACAAAGGGCGCGGCGTAAGCCGTGGCCTGCGGCAAAATGCCGAGCAGGTTCTGGCCGGTGCCGCTGCCGCTCAGGATCTGCGCTTCCTCGACCAGGCCCAGGCCGTAGCGCATCTCCGAGTCCACCTCGGCCACCAGCCGGGGCGCGTCGTCCATGGCCTGCCGCGTGATTTTCGCTAAGTGGGCGATGGTGCGCACGACGGCGGTCGCGTTGGCCCACACATAGTCGCTGTAAGGCTTGGCGGCCGACTCGGCCACCGGCGCGGCCAGGTTGGTGCGCGCGGTCATTTTGGGATAGTCGACGCTGCTGGTAGTAATAGGGATGACGTTCAGCAAATCACGTATCACAAAACGGCGCTTGGGCAGGCTGACGGGCTGCGTTTCATGTAGCGGCTGGATTAGCCCGCCGGCGGTCGTTGACGTGATGGCGGCGTTGATCGTCAGGCCCATCGAGCCGCGCCCGCCCTTGGCGCCCATGAGGCTCTTGTAGCCGTCGGACTCGACCACCTGCTCGCCGATGGTTTTGGGGCGCTGCCCGCCGCCGCCGGAGTAAATGGCGGCCTGCCGCTGCTCCAGGGCGTGCAGGTCGGCGCGCAGCTCTGCGGTTTTTTCGTTCGCCTTGGTCAGCGCCTCGTCGACATCGCGCTTCATTTGCGCGGCCATGGTGTTGCCGTTCTTGGCGTCGGCCATCGCTTTTTCAGCAAGTTCCTTGACCTTGTCGTGGGACGCGTTGACCTGGTCGCCAAGTTTTTCAATCGCGTCCTTGACGTCTTCAAGCTCTAAAACTTCCTTGCCCATGATGGGACTCCTTCACAAATTGGGTTTAATAGACCGCACAGCGGCCAACAGTTCTTTCGCCACGGCAGCGTCACGCGTGCCGACTACGGCAGCGTCGCGCGTGCCGTCGCCGGCAGCGTCGCGCGTGCCGGACTTGTATTCGTTGATCAGCGCGAGGCGCTCGCCGCGCGGCATGCCGGCCTTGGCCAGGGCCACGTAAAGCCGGTGGTCGGCGGCCCGGCCGGCGCTGGCCTTGCCCTTGTCTTTGGTGACTGCATCGGCGGGTAGAAAGCCGTCGGCAAAGCCCTGGTCTACGGCGGCGGGGCCGCCTATCCAGGTTTCGGCGTCCATCATCTTTTGCACGGCCTTGGTTTCAAGGCCAGAGCGCGCGGTGTAGATGCTTGCCATGGCGGCGTCGATGGGCTCCAGCGTGTCGGCCATATCGCGCAAGTCGTTGCGGTTGCCCACGGCGACAGCCCAGGTGTTGTGGATCATTAAAAAACCGGCGCGGGCGACCAGCACCTCGTCGCCGGCCATGGCGATGATGGATGCCGCCGACGCGGCCAGACCGAGCACCTTGACGGTGACGCTGCCTTTGTGGTCACGCAGCAGGTTGTAGATGGACAGGCCCTCGAAAACGTCGCCGCCGGGAGAATTCAGAAGCACCGTTACATCGTTTTTCGGCCCGATGGTGCGCAGTGCGGCGGCGATGCGCTTGGTGGTCACGCCCTCGCCGGTCCAGAAGTCTTGCCCGATGGGGTCGAACATGGAAATCGTGTTGTCCACGGGGTCGGCGGCGGCCATCAGGTCGGGCGCCCAGCGCTCTAGCGCCTGCGGCTTGAGCTCCCACTGCAGCCCGGCCGGCTGGTCTGCCTGGCGCGCCTGCGGCATGGCGTGGCGGTTTCGCATGGTGTCTTTCCTTTTCAAAAATTGAACAGATCGGCGGCGGGCTGGCCGGCCAGCGCAGGCTGCGGCGCGGCGCGCTCAAACAGGCAGCAGGTGCGCGCCCAGCCGGGCGACTGGAACTCGGCCGGCGTCATTAACTTGCAGCCAAAAAAACCGAAGGCGACCATGCGCTTATAGGACTCGCCGCCGCTGGTGCTGACATGCGCGCAGTCGGTGCAGCAGCGCGGGTTTTCCTCATGCATTGCCGGCCTCCAATGCCGCCTTTTTGGCCCGGTGCTGCGCCAGCCACACCTTCGCGTCGGCCAGCGTGTCGAACTCCTCGGTCAGATCGTTGCGGATGCAGGAGTAACGCAGCATTGGTACGCCGACGCGGCGAATGCGGTGAAATGCAAAGCCCGCTTCTTTAAACAACGCGCGCGTCGCGTTAAAACGTCTAGCGGCGATCTGCTGCATTTCACGCCGGCTCAGCCGCACGCTCATGGTTTGCAATCTCCAGCCAGGTCAGCAGCGCCTGCTTGGCGCCCTGCGCGGCGGCGTTGGTGCCTTCATTCATTTTTTCGAGAGAAATCATTGCACTCTGTACCGTCAAAACCCCAGCGTTGCCGCCCATGGCCGGCAAGTCTTCAAGCGCCCTTATTTCGTCGCGCGTCATGATCCCGTTGCTGGCAAGCGCGACATAAAAAGCGGCGCGCTCCGCGCTTGATCCGCGCAGCAGGCCTTCAATCGCATACTTGGCAAAGTAAGTCTCCCGCTCGCGGTTTGTTAGCAGTGAGCGGCTTATCTCCTGCTCAATACCGGTCAGGCAGGCGCGCAGCACATAGCGCACGAACAGCGCGCCCTGCGCCTCTGTGCTGGTCGGCCAGCTGCTGGCCTTGTCGCCGTGGCCGATCATCACGGGCGGAACCCGAAAAATTCTGCATATCGTTTCTATCGACAGGTTCTGGCTGGCGATCAGCTCGGCGTCGACCGGGTTGAAGCGCAGCCCGGCAAAGCCGGCGCCTTTTTCCAGCACGTAGACGCCGCCATCCTTGGACACGGTGGCTACGTGCTGGCGTATCGCCTCGCGCTGCTCGGGCTTGAGTACCGCGTCGACGGTAACAATGCCGCTGGCCCGTGTCGCTTCCTTGAAGGTTTCGTCGCTCGCCTGATTGGTCGCCTGCGCGCGGGCTATGGCGTTG